TGCAGAGTTGCCTGTCTCTTCTACTACTAACCATTTATCCGTATCACCATCCCATTGTAAAGATGCAGTTCCACCACTACCAGAATCCATTACTTGTAATCCTGCATATCTTAATGTAGGTGTATCTGTATTCAATACTATGAATGCATCACCAATAATGGTTGCACTACCAGTAACATAGTTAATTTGTCCAAAGGATGCTGTAAGTGCAGTTACTAAATCAAAAGAGCCAGTCTTTGCAGTAATATTACCATTAATAATTTGATTACCAACAAAAGTATTACTACCTGTTGTTGCAAATTGATTATTCAAAACTTCTTGAGATGCAGTGAATTGGTTTAAGGAAGTATTATCCCAACTACCACTCTGTGTTCCAATAGTAGTTAATTGTCCTTGTAATGATGCAGTAACACTACCTAATGTAACATCTTTACTTTCTTGTGAAGAAGTAAATGAGTTTAATTGAGTTATTGAGTTGTTAAGTGATTGAGTAGTTAATCCTATTGTGTTAAACTCTGCATCTACTGATGAACTAAATGAGTTAAACGTTACTACTGATGATGATAGGATACCACTACCATCTAATATTTGTGAACTACCACTTACTATACCCGCAGGGATATTAGAAATTTGTGGATAGTTAATTTGTGATGAGCCAGATACTACACCTGCAGGTAAGATACTACCACTTGCATCAGGAATATTCACATTGAATTGTGTTGAATCTCCTTTAGTAAATGTTAAGTTTCTACTATTGTTATCAAAAGATGCAGTAATTAAAGAACTACCTGTAACTGCTGAAGTTGCATAACTACCTGTATCTAAACTATCTACTAATGTATCTATCGTTGCAGTATTATATGTACGAAGTATCTCCGGTGTAATCGCTTCCGATGAGTTATCTGGAAATGATGCCTGATTAAGTGCTTCTAATTGTGCTTTAGTTAAAATTGGCATATTGTATATTTTTATTCGTTGTTGATAAATCGTTTAAATCCTAATGAGAACCCAATTGAGAATCCAGGTGTGTTTTTAATACCTGTTCCTTGTATTACACCAATACCTTGCTCCATCAAAGCTCCATTACAACATTTAACATGATAGGTATCTTCTCCTAAACACAAACACGCACGGCGTGAGTTCTTAGGTGATGAAAGACCACGAGTAGGACCGAAATACAATCCGCTATTGTTTTCTCTGTTAACAGAGTATCGAAGGTTACCATTGCGTGAATTACTCCACTTTGAATTAGACCATATGGACATAATAATCTTTTATTTATACACCTTTAACGGCAGATTTTATTAAAGTCAGTTAAGAAGTTTGTTTCATAGCTTCTTTATGCATTAAATTCTCTAAGACTGATTTATCTTGTTTGAATGCTAAATAGAGTAAACACTTCTCTAATGGTTGTTGAACTACCGAATCAATCCTTTCAATGTTTCCTTCTGCCAATTCATAAATCGTTGCATAAGCTTTCCACTTTTTGCTAAAGTTTGCTTGATATTGGTTGGTAACTCCGTCTCCATCAAAGATTTCAGGATAACGGGGTACAAGTCCATTGAGGTATGAAGAAAAAAAAACATTGCTCCAAAGTGTATATCCATTGTAGTGTTCTCCCATTTAGTTTCATCTATCTTACCATCATAAGGTCTGATAGTGTAGTTCTCACCACTCTTCTTCTCAATTGGTCTATATAAGATATCCATTATCTTACTCCAGTTCTTATCGATACCGACAGTTTCGTATTGTGTAATATCTGCATAAGTTCCATAACTCATATTAGATAAGTTTGGTTCGAACCCATATTCTATTCCATCTATGGTTACGATTTGTTGTAATGGTAACTCATCTGGTTGTTGAAATGCATTCAACTTTTCTTTTAAAGAGTTGTAAGTTACTTTTGGTAATCTCTTTACTACATCTACATCTAAACCACAAAGATGCCATAACAACAATTGGGTTTGTGCCTCATCATCATCGTTATAATCTTCTAAATCCTTTTGTAATTCTAACCACTTCTTTAAGGTTATATCTTTCCATTCAGTTGGAACTATTATCGATAGTGTCTCTTTCATATTAGTTTAAGTTTGGTGTTTGTAATTGTTGGTTAACTAATTCTAATTCTGCATTCATATTTAACAATTGTGAATTAAGTGTTTCCAATTGTGAAATGTATCTGTTTGCAACTCTTAACTTAGCATCAGCATTCTTTATATATGCATCAAACGCAATACACTTTGCATTGAGCTCTTCATTTATTTCTAATAGATGTTGTGTTGCTTCTCTTAGTTGTCTGATATCATCATCTGACCATTTTAGTTCTTCCATAGTTTTATCTTACTGATATTGCGTAAGTGCCTTTTCTTTGTTCTTTAATAGATAGTTTCATTAGTGCAATGTATCTCATACAATCGAGTGCGTGGTCATCTCCACCTTCAGGTGTATCAGTAACATAACCGAACTTATCTGCAGAGTATTGATATCCGTATATCTCATTGATTAGATTTTGTGAATCCTTATGGATGTGTATCTTATAGTTTTGTAGAACTGATATACCAAACTTAATTGTATCAGGTCCTTTCTTTACGGGTTTCGCATTGAATCCTGCAATTGCAAGTTCTTGTATTGAACGAGGTTCTGAACTATCACACCATATTTCTTCTCTATTGATTCCTAACTTATATAACCTATCAATTATATCTTTCATTACTAAACCTCTATCATAGATGAGCTCTTCGAAATAAAGGTGTTCTCCGTTCTTATAACACGCAACTAATGCAGTAGGGTCTTGTGAGTATCCCCAGTCTAATGAGAATGCAACGAACTCTGCATCGGTTACTTCATCTACAATATCAAACTTATAGATTGCTCTTTCGTTTGGTGCATATTCTCCTTTACCATAGATTGTCCATAACTTAGGATTCTTATATTCTAATTCCTCAATGGATTGAACCATCTCTTTAGGTAACCAGGGATTGTCTTTGTATGTAGTAACGTAAGTAGTTCCACCTTCTAACTTTCTTAACCAATGATATGGTGAGCAAGTAGGGTTGAAACTAACAATCATTTTACCTGTTGTTCTGATGGATAATTGAAACCAACTACTTTCATCTATTTCAGTTGCTTCATCTAACCATAAGATATCCGATTTATACCCTCTAAGTTTATCAGGGTCATCCGTATTTACAAAGGTGAAGGTAGAACCATTATCCATTGAATAAACTCTATCTGTGGAGTTCCATTTGGTATCATCCCATATACTTAACCCTTGCATGATATCTTTAAAATCCTTTATGTTAGTTCTTTTAAGTGAAGGGATTGTCTTTCTGACTATGGATATATCTTGTTTAGATTCGATTCCTTTAACGATTAGATATTGCACAATACCATAACTCTTACCACTTCTACTACCACCAACGTGAATAGATAAACGCGTAGGACACTCTAATAAGTGTTCAAAGGTTATGGTGGTGTTAATCGTTACTTCCACTCTTATTGATGTTTACCGTGATTTGTTGAATACGTTGGTCAATCTCCATTGTTGCATTCATATCGATTGATTTCAATTTAGGAACTGAAAACTCTAATAACTTAATTGCAAGTTCCATTGCACGAACGGGGTCTCTCTTCTTTATCTCTTGTAAATCAGATTGCATAGTATCTAAGATACCATTAACTGCTCTTTGTATTGTTAGTTTGGCTGCTTCAGTAGTTCTATTAGGTACACCCTTTGGTCTACCCTTTGCTAACTTATGGCCTGGTTCGAACTTTCCCATTATTTCTCATTATTTTAATGTATATCTATATATATAACACTTTATATTGATTTAGTATTATTGGCTAGTTGTTTCATTGAAGTATTTAAATTCAATTGGCCCATCGTATTCACCATCACTTATAACTAAGAAATGATAATCATCAGATGCACTATGGGTATTTAAATAATTTCTAACTAAGTGTAGTTCCTCTGGTGGTGCATCTTTGGGGAATCTCATTATTATTAAGGGTTTCATCTTATTTGTTTTAGTTAATCAAAGAACTCCGTATATTTGTTCTTCTTATTCGTTTGGTTTAGTATCTCTATACTAGCATTGTAATACTCTGGATTAATCTCACTACCAATATAGTTTCTATTCATTTCTAATGCAACCTTACAGGTTGTTCCACTACCACTAAATGGGTCATAGACTATATCACCTTCTTTACACCAACTTTGTATATGTCTTCTTACTAACTCTTCTGGCATTATTGCTGGATGGTTTTCTATTCGTTTCTTATCCGTTTTCTTAAAGTGATTGGATATAACCCATACGTTGTTTTCTATACCCCATTCTTTTACCTCTACTCTTCTTTCTTGCATTATCAATTCACCATCCTTATTTCTTTCTCTTCTCCTATTCCTACTATCACCACCCATTTTGTTCTTTCTTAATATTGGATTAAAGTGTTTAGGTTTTCCTTTAGAGAATACAAACATATTTTCCCATACATTTCTATATCTTACATTAGATGGGAATGGTGTTCCTGTCTTTTGCCAAATCAAATGGTCATATAGGTTTAATCCTAACTCCATAAAGTAAAGTGCTTGTTTGAAGGATGTTCCTGTTCTACTACCATTTATAGTAGCATCTTGAACGTTCCACATTATGACTCCACCTTCTTTTAAGGTTCTTACCAATTCTTCTGCAATAGGTTTGAATGTATCAAATGACCATTCGGAATGATTGCCATAACTTCTTAAATTATCGTATGGTGGTGATGTAATAACTAAATCAATTGAGTTATTGGATAATCTTTGCATTGTATCTAAACAACTCTCATTGTAAATTTGATTCATCGTATCTGTTTTAGAAGTTGTGATTGTAGTTCTGGACTGAAGAAGTGTAATATTATCATTAGTATATCAAATGAGAGTGCAGTGAATACCCATAGGAATACGAGGATTAACCATATATGGAATATCTTATCTACCAATGTTGTTTTTCGTTTCATATCGTTTACCAAATAATACCATCCAAATGACCATCGTAGGAATCTTCCTTCTCTTTCATCTTCTTATAGTTCATATCTAATACCTTTTCATCGAAACTCTTTTTAACTTCTCTAAAGTAATATTGGAAATCTTCATCGTGGAATAATAAATCACCTATTCTCTTATAGTATTCTAAGGTTTGTTTTCTATCCATTTGGCTCCATCGTCCGTATTGTTCTCTGATTGCCTTCTTTTTCTCTACATAACGAAGATAGTGTTCATCACTTCTTGAATCTAACTTAATAACATTTACCTTAGTTTCTATGGTATTGTATTCACTAATCTCTTTACCTGCTTTATGTTCTTCTTTTAATTTCTGCAGTTCATCCTTAACCTTTTGCATTCTTTTAGCAACGGTCTTTGGATAATACCAATAGGTAGTTCCTTTTTTAGTTGTTCTTCCTGCTCTCTTCAAAGTATTAAATAATTACTCAATTGAAATGGTTGATATTATCTTCAACTCAATGTATGTGTTAGAAGAGTGGGAAGGTGATAGAAAAGATTTGATGGATAGAGAAAGAGAATGGATTCTAAAGTTTATCGCAGAGGGAGATAAAGTTCTTAATACAGTTAAGATAAAGAAGAAACGAAACACCTAATAGAAATGATTTTAGACGGGCAAGAATCGATTAAAATACAAAAGGTAAAGAGATATGAATAAAATATGTTTAATTAAGGTAGGAAACGTTGTGGATGGATTAATCAATGTAATTACTCTCGGGTTTGGAAAAGACCTGGCAGGATGGGTTTCATTGAAATTCTTTAATAATCCAGATTGTGGCTGTGAAAAACGCAGAATCTATCTTAATGAACTATTCGGATGTTCAGAAACAATCAAACTAAAATAAAACAATATGCCAGAAATTACAACAGCAACAAGTGGAAGTATTAATGAAATCGGTGGTTTCCGTTTAGATGGAACACCAGCAGATAATGCGTTCTACTTTGTAGATTACACCAAATTAAAATCAGTAGAAGATTTAATCTTAATCTTAGGAGCAGTAGGGTTTAACTTTCATACCTCACATCCTCACTTCGATTTAGTGAAACCTTTCTTAGATTTAGAAAACCCAATTCAACCAAAATAAGATATGGAAGAAAACATATATCACCCATTCACAGAAAGTGAATATTTGGAAATGTATGATGTAGTAAATCCAATTGTATCGGAGATGCCTTCAGATGGTGTAGGCCCTTCTATTATTTGGAACTCATTCAATAAATTAACAGAAAGTAAAGCTCCTCAACCTTGCACGTGTAAATCAACCACTAAGTATTGGATAGAAGCAATAAATGAGTTAAAAGGTTTTATCGAACACGTTGATAAAAAGAAGGAGGAATTATCGAACCAAACCCAAACACCAACCGAATAGAATCATCTGTATCTATGTCATTAGAACAAGAATGTGATTGGAGATTAACAAATCTTTACAATGAATCTCACACATGGTTGACTCAAGCTGCAACCAACATTACAAGAAGTTCTGCTGATGCAGATGAGTTAGTAAGTGATTTGTATCTCTACCTACATAAGAAGAAAAACCCAAAGATATTTTGGGGACCAACTTCTTACAATTTAATGTATTGTTATAGAAACTTACAAACTCGTTGGATTTCTAAAAGACAGAAACTCCATCGATACAATCATCAAGAATGTATGAGTAGTTTTGATGATGTAAATGAAGAATACGATGTAGAGAAAGATGAAATGATTATGCGTGAGTTTGAAAGGGTAAAGGTAGAACTAAAGAGATTGGAACAAACAAATATGTTCCCACAAGCAAAACTCTTTGAGTTATATTGGTTTTCAGATGATAAAATAATGGATGTGGCAGACAAGATACACCTATCCAAATCAACGGTCTTTAATTCAATTAAGAAAATAAGACAACATTTAAAAGAAGTCATAAACAACCCATTCATTGATGAGGAGTAGAAGAAACGAAGCAGTAAAAGAACTAAGAACAACTAAAAGAGGAACTACCTATTGGTATTATCCAAAGACCGTTGCTAAAAGAATGCAAAAGGTTAAGGATGAACTTAAAGAGTTAAAAGAACAACACAAATCTGGTAAAGAGATTAGCGAGTATAATACCATAGAAACTAAGGTAAATGTTATTAAGTTAGATTCAAGAAGTGATGATCATTACCTTCGTTATGTAGAGAAGAAAAAGGCAATCAGAGAAGAATACGGAAGGTGGAGTCAAATGAGTCGAAAGGAAACCTTAGAATACTATAAAAGAATCGGTGATTTGTTATTCCACGATGAAGACTTCCAATATTACTTTAGAGAAGTTAAAAAGAGTTTCGATGAAAAGGTATTAGATATGAACTATAAGAAGATGAAAGATAAAGAAGATTCTTACGATGGCCATCTCGATGACATAAATTGGTAATACATATGAAAAGGAAAACATCATTGGTAGATAAGATATTCAGAATATGGTTAATCCTAGTATTCCTATGGATATTCTCCGCACTCTCATTTGATATATTAATGATAGTATTACACTTCTTCAGTCCAGAACTACAATCACAACTCCTAAAACAAATAAGATGAAACCACTAATAATAATGAGATTCCCCAAAGATGCACCACCGGAGGAACTACACTTAGTTAGAAATTATTTAAATACCCATAGTGCATCTGACGATTATCATTTCTTAGTTATAAGTGATGGTGAATACGATGGACCAATTGAATTCAAATACTTCAATGAAACAACTAGCATATAATACTAAAAATATATAGAGTGTTATATATATTGAAAATAACAATGGAAAACAATGGCATTTAGAAAAGGACAGAGTGGTAATCCAAAAGGTAGAGCAAAGGGAACTCCTAATAAAACTACTGCAGAGATAAAGGAGATTATTACACGTATCGTTGGTAATCAATTAGAACACATAGAAAAGGATTTAGATAAGATAAGAAAATCAGACCCTGCAGAGGCAATGAGATTATCTTCTAAGTTCATCGATTATGTCTTACCTAAACAAACCAAAATGGAAATAGAAGGTGAGTTGACCCATAAGGTAGAAAAGGTAATCATCGAAATCAAAAAGAATAATGATAGTAAACATAGAGACAACACAGACGTTTCAGAATCTGTTGGACAGTAAGAATCGTATCTCTCAACATATTGGTGGAACACGTAGTGGTAAAACCTATGCAATCCTTCAGTATCTTATCGTTAAAGGGATTGAATCTAAACAAACGATTACTATTGTAAGAAGAACTATACCTTCCCTTAAAAGAACTCTAATAAAGGATTTTAAAGATATAATGCAATCTATCGGTATATGGAAAGAAGACAGATTCAATATATCAGATAGAACGTATGTATTCGATAATGGTTCTTTAATTCAGTTTATCAATACTGATGATGCAGATAAACTAAGAGGATTAAAATCAGATATTCTCTTTATAGATGAAGCATCAGAGATAGATGAAGAATCATTCTTTCAATTAAAGATTAGAACCACAGGACAAATCATTCTTGCATTCAACCCCACTATCTCTCCTTTCCATTGGTTAAGACAAATGAACGATTGTGATAGATATGTAACCACATACAGAGATAATCCCTTCTTGCCCGCTGAAATGATTAGAACGATAGAGGATTTAGCAATTACTTCACCTCGCAAGTTCTTAATCTATGGTAAAGGTGAATATGCTCCGAATGATAAGGCCATCTATCAATTCGATATTGTAGAAGATGTAAAGGATGCAGAGTTTGTTGGATTCGGATTAGACTGGGGTTTCTCACAAGATCCAACTGCAATGGTTGCGGTATATAAGAACGGACAACATCTGTATGTAGAAGAACTGATATACGATAGAGGTTTGGTAATGAATGATATTATCAATAGATTGAAAGGATTAGGAATAGGAAGAGAAGAGATTTATTGTGATAGTTCCGAACCAATGAGAATAGAAGAGTTAGTAAGAGCAGGATTCAATGCAAAGAAAGTGGTTAAAGGACCAAACTCAATCTCTTTCGGTATTGGTGTAGTTCAGAATTACCAACTACATATCTACAAACAATCACAGAATTTAATCAATGAGATATATGGCTATCAGTATGCAACAGATAAGTTTGGTTATGTTACTACTACACCAGAAGGAATAGATGACCACTTATTAGATGCAATGAGATACGTTGCAATGATGAAACTATCTATTAAAGAACAAAGAAAAGGAACTTACGCAATATCAGTAAGATAATATGAAAAACGAAATGAAATAAAGATAGATGTAACTATGGGAGAATTAAAATGGTCTGATGAAGACATAAAGGATATAAGAGATGCTCTGATTGAGTATGGAAGAATCAACGAAGAATTAAATGCTAAGATTGTTGCAATGGATGCGTATGTAAAGAACGGAGATTCTAAGATACGATTAGCACAAAAATACATTTCACAATTGGAAACCTTAAATGACCAACTGACATTTGAGTTATTACAATACCAAAGAATAAACCCAAACTAATATGAAAGAAACACTATCGATAATAGTTCCAACTGAATGGAAAGATATAACTCTAAGAAAGTGGTTAGAATTACAAAAGGATTTAGAAGATTATAAAGATGATGATGAAGCACAAACTCAATTGTTATTATGGCATCTTTGTGGTTTAGATGTAGATGTAGTAAAAAGATTACCACAACAAACTTACAATGATTTAAAGGTAAAGTTAAATGGATTTGAGGATGCATCTAAATTACCATTACATCAGTTTGTAACCATTGATGGTAAAGAGTATGGTATAGAACCAAACTTATCTAATATGTCTTATGGAACTTATGCAGATTTAACTCAATACGAATCTATTGGTATAGATAAAAATTGGGGAAAGGTAATGAGTATCTTATACAGACCAATCATTGAACGTAGAGGCCAGAACTATTCCATAGAACCATACACTGCAAAGGTAGATGAAACTCCCTGGTTAGATATAACAATGGATATTCATTTTGGAGCAATGTTTTTTTTTCTTCATACCTCAATGGACTTATACCTCGGTATCCTGAGCTCTTTGAAGGAGATGGAAGTTCCTCCCAATATCAAGAAAACTTTGGAAAGAAGTGGAAAGCATATAGCACAATCTATGAACTCGCAGATGGGAATATTCAAAAAATCGATGAAGTCATCAAAGAACCATTAGAAAAGTGTTTATTGTTTCTAGCATTCAGAGCAGATAAAACTATATTAGAAGGATTAATGCATAAGGAAATCATTGCTAAGAGTTCATAACCTTTAGAACTTTAAGAATTTCCGCCGTTAAATGTGTAAAGATTGCATATGGGCATTTGGAGTGATTCAAAGTGGAGTAATTCACGAAACGGAAATTTAAGATTCTCTGTCAATAGAGAAAACAATAGTGGTTACTATTTTGGTCCAACACGCGGTATGAGTTCTCCGAAGAATAGTAGAAGAGCATGTCTGTGTGTAGGGGAAGATACTTACCATGTCAAATGTTGTAATGGAGCCCTAATCGAACAAGGAATCGGAAAGATACAAGGAACAGGTATAAGAAACACACCAGGTTTCTCAGATGGTTTCTCATTAGGATTTAAGAGATTTATTAGCAACGAATAAAAAAACATAATATGTCAATATTAACAAAACAACAATTAGAAGAATTAAACCAGTCATCATTTCCAGATAATTCATCGGAAGCGATTACTCCACAGATTCTTCGTGAGTATAACACTGCAACGATTGATACTCTTGTAGATAGTTTAGATACAGGTAGTTTCGTAACATCAGCAGTGACAGGTAGTTCTTTAATTACTGCATCATTTGATAATGGTACAAGAAACTTAACATTTACTAAAGGAGATTCATCTACATTTAACGTAAATATTCCTGATGCAAGTGGTAGTATCTTACCTGCAGGTGTAGTATCCGGCTCATCTCAAATTAATTATCCACTAATCTCTAATATCCCCGCGGGTATAGTAAGTGGTAGTTCACAAATATTAGATGGTAGTGGTATATTATCATCATCAGTAGTAACCTTTAACTCATTTAGTTCATCAGTAGATGCAGAGTTTAACACAATAGGATTAACTACTCAATCACTTAACAACTCAATAACTGCATTAAACTCATTTACTTCTTCACAAGAAAGTAAAGATAATACATTAGGTAGTGTTACTGCATCATTACAAGGACAATTAGCTACTATTGGAACACAGAGTGGTAGTTGGGATAATACTTCCTTAAACCAATTCACCGCATCTCAAGAAGTTTTGAATAATCAATTTGCAACAACAGGTAGTAATACTTTTGTTGGTAATCAAATTATTAATGGTAATATTACTGCAAAGACTGGCTCTTTTGATTTAGTAACTGCACTTACAGCATCGTTTGGTCAAATAAACTATGTTACTGGTAGTGCTGTTATTATTGGTGATGCATTTGTTGTATTGAATACAGATACACCTACATTAAGATATGCAGGTTTACAAGTAATGGATTCTGGTAGTGGTGGAACTGCATCTTTACAATGGGATGGTGATACGGATAAATGGTTAGTAGTAGAAGAGACAGGTCAATCTGCG